GGACAGCTAAATAATCTGGATTTCTAGGTTGCAGAGGATTTTCGTCCCTAAACCGTTTTTGACTAGCCATTCTATCTTGATATAATTTTTCTCTTCTATCTTTTTCTGCTTGAGGTAATTCTGGTAGTTGTCCTCCTATGATTTCGTGTCCGAGGCCTGTCTGGCTAAGAGTATCTCCCGGTTGTAATCCCCCTGCTGGCACTCCTGCTGCTGGCACTCCTGCTGCTGGCATACGGGTCGCTAGTGCTTGCTGCACCGTTGCTGCTGGCACTCCTGCTAGTGGAGCTATTGCTGGTGGAACTATAGGAGCAATATTTTCTGGTATCGGTGCTGGTGGCTGAATTACTGGCAACGAGAATTCTCGCGTAGGCATTCTGTCATACCCACCTAACGCATCAACCGGTAAAGAAGTCTGCCAAGGTGCCAATGGTGGCGGAGCTATTGCTGGTGCTGCCCCAATACGCATCTGGTTATACAAATTTGCCGTTTGCAAAGGCGGAATGCCCGCTCCTAACCTGTCAAGATCAGGTAACGCACCCATTGCTGGGGCAGTCTTCCAAGGCGCTGGTGCTTGCGAAACATTTCCAAAAAGACCTCCACCACCCTTACTGGGTCCTCCCTGAAACTGTTGTTGAGGCTGTCCAAATCCGCCACCTTGTACTCCGGAATATTGTGGCGCTTGAAATCCTTGAAATGGATGAGTCGCCTGCTGTTGCTGAGGCTGCCCCCATCCTGTTTGTGTTCCATAAGACGACTGACCACCAAACGGTGTTTGCTGACCTGCCGTGCCACCGCCCTTGTTAGGACTACCCTGGAACTGTTGAGGCTGTCTAAATCCGCCTCCTCCAACCCCTCCTTGAAATGCTTGATTCGGACGAGCCATACCCATATCTATCTCCTATATAAAAAAACTAATTCAGATACTCACCTGTCCGAATTATTTCTGCCAATTCCTTAGCCCTGTTACCAACCTGACTAGCCCACCGACTATCAAGAAATTGCTTGCCAGCCTCTTCCCAGTCACCTGATTCCATCGCCTCCAATGCCTTTCTGAACCCTCTCAACCTTGTCTGTCCAAGATTAAAGCTGATATCGACCATCGCATCGGAACGTGCTTGATTCAGTCCTGCAAACCACGCATATTCACCATCCAGTTCTTGCATCACTCGATCAATATCGTTCTGTAACAAATAATCAACCTCGTCATCCGACAACCCCAATCCTCTTGCACGACCATTATCACCGGAATCGATATTCCGACCCACGCCGATAGTCGTGAAGTTCTGACTGCATAAGTAAGCGTGACTTTCCACACCTTCATGGCGACGCAACATTTCGGTTAATTTACTCATTCTTCTATATGTTGTTCTTCATCCTCTTTTTGCCGTTCTTTATCAACATCCCGGTAATATTCAACTATAGATAAAACTTGTCTGATATACCGTTGAATCTGTGCCATGTTATTACTAATATTCTCGTATCCTTTAGTGGTTAGCGAATACCACGCATTAACTGGAGCTTCGCCTGCCTTCAAATCCTCCAAATACTCTTCCATCGTGTCCGGTGTCAAAATCTTCCATTCGACCGGCATACTCTTGATTCTGGGTGGAAGCGGCGGGTGATACATCGGAGCCGGTTTCTCGATGGTTACCACTTCCACTGGCCTCACCTCCGGCGGACGAAACGCCGTTGTGCAACCACTGCAAATTAATAGCAGAACCAGAACCAAGACTTTCATGTTTAACCTTCTGTTTTCTCATCAAACTGACCCGGATTCGTTAAATCTTCAAGTTCTTTAAAAACAGTTGCCGTACCACGATTAACAAGTTTTTCTACTAATCCTGGCTTACGCAACGACAACATATCAAGATCGTGACGAGCAAATTTCTCGCGTAATTCATCGATCTTTTCAGTTGCCTCATTATTAGAAACAGTCAACAATTCAATACGTGCATCGGATGTCTTTTTATTTTCAATCGCTTTCTCAATTTGCTTATTCTGAATATCAATTGCATTCTCAAGACGTAACTGATTATCCATTGATGTCTGCAACTGCATTGCTATAGCCATTTTCTCAGCCTCAGACTTGTCATAGTAGAGTTTAAAAGCTCCCGACAACATCACTAAAGCAATTCCTAACACAATAGATAATTTAAACCCCATTAACTAATTACCCTTCTGTTTTGCCTTCCCGATATTCAAAGCCAAAACATCAACTAACTTATACAATTTTCCAATCCATACATCGTCCTTGGGCGTTGGTGTCACAGCCGCAATAAAGCTGGCAAGACATACAATCCCCGTGACAACCGATACAAGTGTAATAATAAAATCAAACATTGTTCACCTCTTAATTAACAACTTTTTTGTCGATATCTTGAACATTCCAAACATTTTTTGTCATGACGGCACTGCAAAAGATGTATCAGGAACTGGCTGTACCACAGGACTGGTAATAACTGAAGCTACTTGGCTCGCAAAGATGACATCCCAATGCGAAACAGGACAAAGAGCGACTAAATCTGCATTGCTGAACGTGCCTTTAGCTGCTTTGCTGAAATCCCCATCGTCTGCAACTGCGGTATGACCAAAAGTGCTTGTGTAGTAAGTAGAATCACCTTCGCTATCATTCTCGTACTTCATCTGTAAATCCCATTTCTCAACTTTACTAGACTTGACATAAGGAATTGTTTTGATTAACGCCTTTGTAACAGCCATTTACTTATCCTCTAATTTGGATTTAAGGGCTTCTACTTCCGCAGAAAGTTCTTGCACAGCATTGACCAGCATAGGTACAAATTTATTATATTTAAGCCCATACATTTTTCCATCTTCACTAAGACTGGAAATCAAATTACTTTTTTCTTCATTACTAAATCCATAATCTTTCTCAAGCTCACTTACATCTTGAGCGAGAAATCCTACATCGAGTTGCTCACTCTTATATTGCCCATCAGGAGTAATATCTTGATCCTTGCTGTAGTTACTGCGTTTATCCCAGCGATAAGTGACAGGCTTCAATTGATTGACAAAACTTAATCCAGAATTTAACTCTGAAATATCTGTCTTATCTCTACCATCAGATGCAACTGTCCAATCTACTTGGATATGTGCATGAGTAATATTTTCATCGCCTAGACAAATTTGATTGTCGCCTGTCGTCACAGCACCGCCCGGAGAACTTGCAATTCCTGCATCTCTACCCAAGCAAAGATTATTATCGCCTGAAGTAATCGCATTACCGGCAGAATACCCTAAACCCGTATTATATATTCCTGCGACAACACCATTAAGTGCGCCTTGACCACAGGCAGTATTCCCACCGCCGGTAGCATTCTGTAGTGTATCAGCACCTATAGCAGTAGAATAATTAGCATCAACCATCGCTGCTAGTGCAGCAGATCCTAAAGCCGTATTGCTTGCTCCATCTACATTTACTCCCAGTGCATTGTCCCCGATAGCCGTGTTGTTGCTCGCTGTCGTGTTAGCGTCAAGCGCATTCGCGCCCATAGCTACGTTGTTCGTACCCGTCGTGTTGGCTGCGAGTGCTGATGCCCCAACCGCCACGTTATTAGCCGCCGTATCATTCGCGTTCAAAGCTCCATAACCTACAGCAGTATTCAATGCCCCAGTAGAATTGGCATTGAGAGCACCCTGACCAACAGCAGTATTACCTGTACCAGTTGTATTCGTTTGGAGCGAATCAGCACCAATAGCAGTACAATTATTCGCATCTGTATGCGCTGCTAATGCACTAGATCCAACTGCCGTATTACTCGCACCAGTGGTGCATACTAGTAACGCATTTTTTCCTATAGCAACATTATTTCCTGTAGTCGTACATGCTTTCAGAGCCTGATAACCAGCAGCCGTATTTGAATCTCCAGTAGTTAGTGCTGTACCAGCTTCATCGCCTACACAGACGTTATAGTTACCACCGCTTTGAATACTATTACCAGCGTTGACACCTGCTCTGAAGTTAGAAGTTCCTGCTGAAGCAGTAATTATGTCTGCACCGTCTGCAAAGGTTACGTCTGCGGCAAAGTTGACAGCTCCATCTACATCTACGGCATCAAGATTTGTAGTTCCGTCAATATCTGCATCGCCTGATATGTCTAATTCAGTAGCAATAACCTTATCATTAAATGTCGCAGCACCAGCCTCTGACATATCGAGAGTAAGGGCGGTTATTCCAGATCCACCATCATCGCCTAAAAACTTAATATCTTTATCTTGTACTTTTGCTTCAATTTGAAGATCACTAGAACTATTAGAAATATCTGCAATAGTTGTTCCACCATCCTTAAATCTGATTGTGCCACCATCGGCATCTAGAAAAATATCTCCTGCTACATCTACTGTTAAGTCGCCTGAACTTAAATCAATCTCTGTTCCGTCTATAGTGATGTTATCTACTACGACACCTGCGTTGGCTGTTACTACACCTGTCACTCCTAGCGTTCCACCTAGCTCAAGGTCTTCCAAGCCCTCGTAAACAACTGCGCCAGCTCCTAGTCCATCTGTCGTAACGATTTTTGCTTGCCCTGCCGCGATGATGACATTCGCTCCTGATCCTT